CCGAGTGCTCGCAGCAGAACTAGCGCAGCGGTTACAAAGCCAGTAAGCAAATTAGACTCACTTAAAAAACCTAAGACAGCATGAGCAAAAAAGTAATTACAAAGGCAGTACATACAAAAGCCTTTGAAACGACCACAGTAAAAATGCAAGCAGAACCAATTTACACCGTGCAGCAAGTTGGTCAGCGCTTTGTGGTTTGCATTAACGGCGTGCCCTGCAATAAGCAAGGACAGCAAGCCGAGGACATCGGGCAAGTGTTTACATACCGAAACGAAAAACTAGCGTTTGAGTGCTTGGCATATTTTAGGCGGTGCAAATTGTAAACGACTATATAGCAAAAATAAACAGCGGCGAAGTTGCTGCCTGCGCTCATGTTAAGAACGCAGTGGCTCGTTATGAGCAGGACCGTGCAAACGGCTGGCGCTTTAATGACCAACTAGCACAGCACGCCCTAGACTTTATAGAGCAGTTAGTACATACGACTGGCGACTACGCAGGGCGTAACTTTACGCTAGAGCCTTGGCAGGCGTTTATAGTTTATAACCTCTTTGGATTTTTAAACGAGGATGGCAGCAGGCGTTTTACTCGCGCTTATGTAGAAGTGCCCCGTAAAAATGGTAAGTCTACCTTTTCCAGCGCAGTTATGCTTTACGGACTTATAGCAGACGACGAGCCAGCGGCTCAGGTTTACAGCGCGGCCACCAAGTTGGACCAAGCTATGATGGTCTTTGGCGAGAGCGTGCGAGTGTGCCAGAACTTGCCATGGCTTCACGAAGAGTTAACTGTTAACAACTCTGTTAATAACCGCCGCATAGTTTACGGCCAAAGTTTATATAAGCCACTGGAGTGGAACCCAAACAAGCAGGACGGACTTAATACACACTTTGCTTGCATTGACGAATACCACGCGCACCCTAACGACGAGCTGTATAATGTAATTCGTAACTCTATGGGTGCAAGGCGCCAGCCTTTGCTTTTTACAATTACAACGGCAGGCTTTAATCGTGAGGCACCCTGCTATAAGCATCGGCAGTATTGTGCAAATGTTTTAAACGGGGCTATAAAGGACGACGCCCTTTTTTCTGTTATATATACATTAGACGAAGGCGACGACTGGACCGACCCAGCAGTATGGGCAAAGGCTAACCCTAACTGGGGCATAAGCGTATACCCTAGACAATTAGAGCAGGCGTTAACAGAGGCTAAAGAATTTGTGCATAAGGAGGTAGAGTTTAAAACGAAACTGCTTAATGTTTGGACCGACACGGCACAGACTTGGATTAGTGACAGCCTCTGGAAACTATGCGACGGCGACGACGAGCTAGAGGGCGAGCTTTGCTACGGCGGCTTGGACTTGGCAAGCACGGGCGACTTTTGCGCATTCTCGTTATACTTCCCAAGCCTGCACGCTGTGAGAACATGGTACTGGCTTCCGAGTGAAACCGCCTTTAAGCGTAAGGACGCTGCGGGAGCTTCTATTCGCCAATGGGCAGCCGACGGCTTTATAGAATTAACGGAGGGCAATGTAACTGACTACGCTTTTATTAAAGCCAAAATTTGTGAACTTGCCACAAAATTCGACATTAAGGATGTAGCGTTTGACCGCTTCAACGCCTCGCAGTTAGTTATTGAGTTACAAAATGAAGGGCTGCAAATGTTTCCTTTTGGGCAGGGCTTTGTTAGTATGTCGGCACCGACTAAAGAACTAGAGCGACTTGTTAAAGACAAAATGCTAAGGCACGCTGGCAACCCAGTGACGCGCTGGATGATGGGCAATATATTGTTAACTCAGGACCCAGCAGGTAACATTAAAATAAATAAGGCCAAGAGCGGCGACAAAGTCGACGGGCCAGTGAGTATAGTTATGGCCTTGGGCACTTGCATGCAGGACGCAGCCAAAGAGCAAAATAGCGAATTTTGGTTTTTAAGCATATGAAATTTTTAGACGACTACATGCAGGAATACTATAACAACCTGCCCAAGTACAAGACCTACGAGGACGCCTACAATGCCACAGAGCAAAAGTATTTAGGCAAGTTTGGTGTAAAGCGTTACAAGTCTTATGATGTTTTTAGGGCGGCACTTTCTCGCTGGCTTGCGCAAGGGCGTAACAAATGTTAACGCAAAAAATTTAACGCGGTTGTAATTTGCGCCCAATGAATTTAAAGTTTTGGCAGCCCCGAAAAGAAAAGCGCTCTGGCTTGTCTCAGCCTGCTGACTGGTTTATTAATACCTTAAACAATGTTTTTGGCTACCAGACTAAAAGCGGCCAAGCGGTAAACGACCGCACGGCGTTAAGCATAGCCTCGGTGCATGCTTGCGTTAGAGTAATTGCAGACGGTATAGCAGGCCTCACTTTGAAACTATACAAAGACGACGGCATTAACCGCGACCAAATTGTAATACATTACAGCACTGTATTAATTAACGAGCCTAACCCTTACCAAACAAAATACGACTTTACTAAGTACATGGTAAGCCACTTGGCGCTTAAGGGTAATGCTTACGCTTTTATTAACCGAGACGCTCGTTTTATTGGCGTAGAGTTACACCCTATTGCCCCTGACTATGTTACACCAGTAATGCAGGACGGGCAACTATTTTACAAAATAAACCTTAAGGGCTTCCCTTCTATTGTGCCTGCTACTGACATGCTGCATTTTAAAGGGCTTTGCGGTGACGACCCGCTAGTAGGTTTGTCGCCTATTGTCGTGCATGCTGAAACCTTGGGTATTGACTTGGCAGCAATTAGCCAAAGCGCTGGCGTTTATAAAAACGGAGTGCTTAAGTTTTTGCTAACAAGCGACGCGCAAATAAAGCCAGAGCAGGCAGTGCCTTTAAAGAAAAGTCTAGACGATGTTATAGACGGGGCCAGCCGTTCTACTGTTTTGCCTAACGGCATTAAAATGGAGAAGCTGAGCCTAAGCCCAGAGGAGGCTCAATACTTAGAGACTCGCAAATTTAGCGCAGAGGAAATAGCCCGTATTTTTGGCGTGCCTGCCTCCATGATTGGGGCAGCGGGCGGCATTAAGTCTAGCGTAGAGCAAGAGTACCAAGACTTCTACGCTCGCACCTTGGCAAGTTATGCTATTAACATAGAGCAGGAACTAGCCCGCAAGTTGCTGACCGAAAGCGACAAGTTAACTTACTATTTTAAATTTAACTTTAATTCACTTTTGAGGGCCTCCGCCAATGAGCGCGCAGACTATTATAATAAAGGCATTCGCGGCGGCTGGCTCTCTAGAAACGAAGCCCGCATGTTTGAGGACGCTAACGGCTTCGACGGCGGCGACGAGTATTTAATTGAAAGCAACCTAATGCCAAGCAGCCAGATTAACGCTTACATGGATGCGAAAATAGCGCAGCTTATGAGTACCGCAGACAAAAACAATAACCCAGACGGAGTTAATAACACCGAGGTAATATAATGAAACAAGAGCGCAGAACATTTACTGGCACCGTCATAGCACGAAGCGAAGGCGAAAACATGCCTAAAGAAATTGGCGGCATTGCTGCTGTTATTAACTCAGTTACTGACCTCGGTTACTTTGAGGAGGTTATAGAGCGCGGCGCGTTTGACTATGCCTTAAGCAAAGAATACGACATCCGCTGTTTGTTTAACCATGAAGCCGAGTTAATTCTAGGCCGTACTTTGTCAGGCACTTGTAATGTGTTTGTAAATGGTGACGGCAACCTAGAGTATACATGGGTGCCAGACTACGAGAACCCTACGCACATGTCAGTAGTTAGAAGCATTATGCGCGGCGACATTACGCAAAGCAGTTTTGCATTTACCATTAAGGAGCAGAAGTGGAGCGACTCTACAAAATACGGCACAATGGGCAAAAGAACTATTACTGTTATAGAGGACCTCTACGATGTTAGCCCAGTTACTTACCCCGCTTACGCTGACACTGAGGCCGACGCCCGCAGCATTGTAGCAATGAGAGACGAAGAGCGCGAAATAGAAAGCGCCAAGCAAAGCCAAGCGGCAGCCGACATTTTAAAACTTGCGCTGTTGCGTTACGAAAATTTATAAAACAAAAACAAAAAAACCATGAATAAAATTAAAGCATTGAAAGAAGAGCGTGGACGCTTGCTCGGCGAGTTGTCTACCTTGCAAACCACCATCGAGAAGGAAGCCCGCTCTATGGCTGACAGTGAAACCAACCGCTTAATCGAAATCGAAGCCCGCTTGGGTGCGATTAAGGCTGAGGTAGAAACCTTGGAAAAGTTGCAAAACTTGGCCGCTCAGGCTGCTGGCCACTCTGCTAGCCGCAGCGAAGAGAAGGAAAAGGAAAACATGAAAGAACAGTACAGCTTTAAGCGTGCTATGGAAATGGCTATTACTGGCCGTCGCGAAGGTGTAGAGGCTGAGTTCAACTCTATGGCTGCTGCTGAGTTCCAGCGTTCTGGTGTTTCTGTTTCTGCTCACTCTATGAAAGTGCCTAGCGAAGTTTTCAAACGCGACATGTCTGTAACTGGCGGTTCTGCTGGTTCTGAGGGTGGCGTGAATGTTCAAACCTCAGTGGGTTCTATTATTGATGTATTGTTGCCTAAAACTGTTTTGCGCGGTTTGGGTGTACAGCAGTTGTCTGGCTTGGTAGGTAACTTGGACATGCCAACCGCTAGCACTGTGCCTTCTGCTGGTTGGAATACTGAGAACGGTTCTGCTACTGAAAAGAGCCCTGCCTTCTCTAAAATCACATTTAGCCCTAAGCGTTTGGCTGCTTACATTCAAGTTTCTAACCAGTTGATGCTTCAGTCATCTAACAGCATCGACGCTTATGTAAGAAACTGGCTCCTTAACGCTATGGCTCAGTCTTTGGAAACTGCTGCTATTAAGGGCGGTGGTTCTAACGAGCCTACTGGTATTATTGCCAACGCCAATGTAAATGTAACTTTTGCAGGCGGCGCGACTTCTAACGCTACCAACGCTAACGGTATTGCTCCAGTATGGGCCGATGTTGTTAACTTGATGAAGGCCGTAGAAAACGCTAACGGTGAGGGTGTTGCTTACTTGACTAACCCTAAAGTTAAAGCTGCTTTGCAAACTATTCCTCGCCAATCTTCTGGTGTTGAAGGTAACTTTATTTGGCCTGCTGGTGGCTTCGACTTGAACGGCTACCCAGTTTCTACTTCTACCTTGGTACCTTCTAACTTGTCTAAAGGTTCTAGCAGCACATTGTCTGCTATGATTTTTGGAGACTTCAGCAAAATGGCTATCGCCTCTTGGGGTGGTATGGAGTTGACAGTAGACCCTTATAGCGGCGCTACTGCTGGCTTGACCAATGTGCATTATGAGGCTGGCAAGGTTGGCAGTGTACCGCACTGGATGGTGGGGCGGCGAACTTCCCCGACTTCCTCCGTAATCCGGCCTATGACAAGATTACCGATAGCCAACTGGTATTCATTAAGCTATATGTCTCATCATGGGGCAATGCAAGCGGGGGCGGTTCGCCCTACTGGGCGCGGTATAGTACAACGCAATTGATTGTCGGGACCACGTGGTATCAAAAGTCTACAATGGTAGCAATATTAGCTCCCGGTATCGAGCAATCGTTTGCTACCCCATTACATATCGGTTCAGATGCGTATTGGGGAGACCAGCCAGCCGGGTTCAAGTTTGAGATTAACAAGATGATTATCGCCGGGCTGGGCGATGACATGTGGGAGCGGCTTAATCCAGATGGAACAATCACGCCGCCCTAACAATCACACTGGAACGGTTGGTTTCTTTGGTTACTTTCTTTACCACAAAAGAAAGTGACATTATGCAGTGGGGGAGGTGACTAAAGTAATTTCCCTATCCCCCTCCCCCACTGGTATAATCTTTTCTACCGTATACAGTGTGAATTTATCCCCCGGTGGGTTCTAGTCCTACAGGGGGATAAAAAATACCCGCGAAGGTTCTAGAACGTTATAGGAGATACTAGAATGATACAGACACAAATGAAATTGCCACATATGGAACGGGAAAATATCAAACGAGAAGAAAGAAAGCAACAATTAGCGCGAATTATCCACCAGCAGGGCAGGGGGGGCATTACCTTGCGACAACTATGCAAACTGGCGGGGGTAGTAAAATCTCCCTATACTCGTGAGATAGTATCAGAACTCGTATGCGAACATAGGGCAACGTGGGATTGGGCAATCCATGCCAATGGCAAACAGGTTAGAGTATTCTTCCCCGGTGAATTACTCTAATGGGCAAGGGATACTATTTCACGTACGATACATATGCTAAGGCAAAAAGGGCTTCCAACCTTTTTTGCGCAGCCGTATATAGACCAGATTGTATGGCTAGTCTCATATTCGACTTTCCCACACTACCCGCTAGTGATTTCATCATGTCGCCCTGAATTAATCCCCCCGCGTTGCGTCGAACGGCCTCGTAATAAGCGGTAAATTCAGCGGCGGACATGGCGGGGGATGTTGCGTCTAGCTCAGATGATAACTCGCAAATCATCTGTTCGGTTTGCTCCGTTGACCACTCAATCGTGATAAGCGGTATTGTCCGTTCCCATAACTGAATGGCCATGTACAGCTGGTACGCCTCGCTATTGTCTAGCTTGAGGTACGTCAGTTGACTTTGTAGGTAGTTCTGAGCCTGCCAGGGTAGCATATTGCGTGCCCCCTGCGCCGCCAACACTAAATCGGCAAAGGCCATGCCTAGGGTATACGCCTTACGGCACGCCCAGTTCGGTCCTTCGGTTGGTGGCTCCATGTCGTCTAGCACCGTACCCATAGTGCTGTCTATGTCCCCACTATTGATAATATCTTCGATATTTGGGGCGGATGTCGCACAGTGATTTACATCTCCAACCGCTATCGAACAGCACGGCCCAAACTCCAAATATAAAACGCCTTTATCCCAGTGCGCGCCTGTAATTAGTGACATATCGACATATGCTCCTATCAAT